TTAATGTCTTCAAGGGCTTGGAACTCTTCCCAATCACCCTCGGCCCCACCTGTTATAGCTGTAAGTGGGTTTTTCTTCTTACGTTCTACAGCGTCTTTCAGATCGGCCTCGGCATTGAGGAATTTCCCAACGTGACCCACCATGCCTTTGACTTCGCGGCCATTGGCCAAGCATTGCTTAATGACACCATACGCGGCGTTCGCCGCCATGATGGTTTCGAGAACAGCCATTGGCTATCCCCCTTGTTGCATCTTATCGCGCTGAACTTGGATACGTTCACGATTCACATCGTTGCGGTTATCTGCGATTTCCTCTGAGCTTTCGATTCGCGCTGCTGCAGACGCCGCTTGTTGCTGCATCTTCTGGAGCTCGATCATCATGTCGCCCTGATCTTCCTCAGTCTTACGCTGCAAGTCTTGCTGCTTGATTGCCAACTCCTGCATACGGATCTGAACCAGTGGATCGCTCATTGGATCGTTGCCTGCAGGAAGAAGCCCCGGCAGAATCTCCGCCATGATCTTTTCCATCTGCAACGAAATCAACTGCTCCATCTGAGCCGGATCCTGCATGTCTTGCTGCACTTTCATGATCTGCTGTTGAGCCGCCACAGGGTCAATCGCCCCGCTCTGCGCCGCCAACTGGGCCTGACCAATGATACCTTCGATCTCAGCCTGAACCATCTTCCTAGCCTTCTGGGATATGTGCTCCATAACGTGGGCGTAGAAAGTACCCATTACTTGCGGGGACGTAGATACCAAAGGCGTCTTCATAAACGCCATGTGCATACGGATATGCGCGTCATGATCTTGGTCTGGGAACGTATTAAGAATCTCACCCATTAACGCACGAGCGTTCTCAATCGCAGGATCAAGCGGCTGTGGTTGCGGTGGTGGTGGAAGAATCTCATCGATGTTCTGGACTTCAAGAGCCAGATACATTCTGCGATACGCTGCGTTTAGGTTGTGCAACTGCGGGTTAGACTGAGCCAACTGCAACTGCGTCTGAGCAAGCGTAACACGCTGCGCCATCGAAAAGATGTTCGGGTCACTTACCGGAATAACGTCTACACGGCCATCAAAGTCCTCGGCCATGATCATGCGATCGCCGCCAGCTACGTCGTATGGGTAGCCGTCAGCAGGCATGTTGTCCCTAAAGATCCGAGCTAGAACACGGAACTCCTGACGCTGCGCATAGTGCAGGCGCTTGTGGATGGCAGACATGACCTTCATGCCGCGTTCCAGCATCGCCACTGTAGTGCCCACAGGGGCCGCTGCGTTGCCATCACCCGTCTGTTGGTCCGCCAGTGACACAAAGCGTCTACCGCCCTCGATAAGAGCTCCTAGAAGCTGTGCGAGAGTTGCTGATGGTTCTTTGTACGGAAGCGGAATGATCGCGTCTCTGATGTTGCCACCAGGAGCGTCGATGTCCCGCCATTCTCCGGGCTGTAAGGGCTCATCGTCATTACGAACCCTTACACCCCGAGCCTTGAAACCAGCAGGGAGGTTTGCCAGTGTTCCGGCGTCGATCAACTGGCGAAGAATACTTGTGGCTGCACGGCCCAAACCACCAATCATGTGGATCAAACCAAAGCCATAGAACCCTAGACCAGGCATAAACTTGTAGTGAACGAAGTATTGCTGCTTCTTGGAAAGGTTCGCGCCCTCCTCAAAGTTTCGTCGAACGGACAAAATGTTGCCCGATCCTTCGTCCAACGTAACAATGTACGGAATCGCAATCCCAGTTGGCTCTCCGTCAGGAGCCATGTCCTCGAAGCCCTCTAGGTCTAAGTCAACGTGCATCTCAAGGATCGTATACACTTCGTCCGAATAAGTGCTGGACGTGCCTTGTATGTCGTCAACCTTCTGACGAACCTCGTCCTCTTGCCCCGACTTGCTTAACTCTACGTCACGGTAGAATCCCGCAACCTGCATCTTACGAATGTCGTTGCCGTCCATGCGTAGAACATGGGTAACGCGAGAAGCCGTCGCCAAATCAGATGCAGCATACGGAACAACCAAGTCTTGTGCGGGAATAAACTTAGAAACAGCCCGCTGCTTTGCCTCGTCGAAGTAAACTTTCTTAAACGTAGATCCAGAAAGCGGTAAATAAAACAGCAACTGGTCCATGTCTGGATCGAACTCTTCCATGACTTCCATTATCTGGTAGTTCATGAAGTCTTTAACTCTAGACGCCTGCTCTTCTCGGGCGGCATCCTGTAGACCTAAGACCTGAGTCTTGACAGGGCCACCAGACGGTAGGAGCTCCTTGTAGGCCTGTGCTTGGAACTGAGTCACACTCTCCGCAATAAGCGGGTGAGTGACACCAGAGGCCCCTTGGAAAGGCTGTGTGCGCTCGTCGTACTTAACGCCAAGCTGATCCAAACCCTGAGTGTAGGTTTCTTCCCACTCGGATCGCGCTTCCATGTCATCCTCAAAGGACGCACGAAGGTCCGAGGATATCTCACCAAGATACCCATCGTCCAAATACTCAGCCAAGTTGGCGTTGTGCGGGATCTGTTCTTCTTCCTCGGCACCTTGCATGGCTTCGGCCAAAGCCTGAATGATCGCGCCACCCTGACCGTCGTCCAGAACCTCGGCACCGCCAGCGAAATCTTCAGGCTGGGCTACGGAAACATCAACTGACGCCTCTGTGGGCACCATGTCCTCGGAGGAAATTCCAGAATCTAAAAGTGGTGGCAAGGCCATTAGTAATACTCCCGCTTACGGCGATATTCGTTTTCTTCTTCTTCCTCACCGTGGAGGGATATAAATCCACCTTGGCGAAAACGCATCAATGCTAAAGTCATGCTGTCACAGTAGTCGTCGTGATCTCCATTCGGAAATGAAACAACTTCCTCTATGACTTCATCAGCAAACTTCTTGTCCTTTGGGGCCCATACTACACCAGCCTCGAACAATGGCGCAACCATGTGCATTCGCGTCACCTTATCACGTCCTTTGCCCGGCGAGAAGCCCAATGCTGGGATGCCTCGTAGCCTCAACTCATCGATGAGCGGTGTACCAGTGGCTTTCGCCTCTACCAACACCATATCTGGTTCCCAGTACTCGTGCTCAGAGAAGGCTTTCTCCTTCAACTCAGGGAAATTCCAGCGCCCACGCTGTGCGTCCATCAAAATGACGTGGTCAGGACCGCCTTCCTCTGGCTGGAAGACGCCCCAAGTGGTGATCGCTGAGTAATCCGCGGTCTCTTTCTTGGAAAACGCCGTGTCATACGCCTGAAGAATGTACTTGACAGGGGGAATCTTCTCTTCTTCCCAGTCCTGCCACCACTCTCGCTTGATTATCGCAGATTCTGACGATGTCGGCTGCTGCTGCCACTGCGCATTCCACTTTCCGACAGGCAAAGACGCTTTAATCCCCAGCAAAGCGTCCTTTTCCCAGAACTCAGGCCACAACGGCTTGTCACTCGGCAGGATTGCAGGAAATTCTACGACCTCCCACTGGTCAGACATGACATCACTGCCCTGCTGGGCCAATAATCTGCCTGTCAAGTCTTTTTTACCCCATCGGGTCATGACCAAAATGATCGTTCCACCCGGTTGGAGTCGCTGACGAGGGCCAGAAGTGTACCATTCGTAGGCATTGTCGAATGCGCTGTCGCTTAACGCATCTTGTTCCGAGTGAGGGTCGTCAATGATAAGCAAGTCCGCGCCACGGCCAGTAATCGCAGCCCCAACACCCGCAGCAAAGTACTCCGCACCCGCTGTAGTGCCCCACTTACCCGCACCTTTGTTGTCTTCCTTGAGGTTAGTGTCAGGGAAAATCTCTTTGTACGCTGGATCATCAATCAAATCCCTCACTTTACGGCCAAAACGCACCGCCAACTCAGTGTTGTGCGTAGCTTGAATAATCTTCAACTTCGGATTGCGGCCCAAAAACCACGCTGGCATCAAGAAACTTGCAAATTCTGACTTGGAATGTCGAGGTGGCATGTTGATTATCAAACGCTTGAGCTCTCCACGCGCAACACGTTCAAGTTTTTCAGCAATAATTCGGTGATGCTGGCCCTCGATGAAGTTTTCATAGACGTGGTGAGCAAACGGCATGAACTTTTCATGCGCTTCTTCACGAAGGTCGAGCCTCTTCTTGGCCTCAGTTAAGGCCAAGATCTCTTTTAAGGCTTCCTCGGGTAGTGCCTGTAGATTCATTTGCTACGAACCGTGGGTCGAACTCGGCTCGTACTTGACGAAGTGGTCGCCCGTCGTCTTTGACCGGAGCTCGACCTACCTTGGTTGCCAGAAAGACCTGTATAAGCTCTAGTTCCAGCGCCTGCTCGTTGTCTCGACGACTTAGTCGTTATGATCTTCTGGCACATCGGACCATCTTTAGTCTCTATCAGCATGTATCCCTCTGGGCACTCGGTAGTCGTATTGCCGTTAGAATCCCTGCTCGTTGTGGGTGAGATAAAGATGTCTGGAACTTCTGGATCGGCAGTTACCACTGTATCTATGATCGGGTCATAGGTAGGATCAATCTCCACGGCGTCATCGTCATCGTCTTCCTCTTCAGGCGGAACATCCACCGTTGTGAACACAGTGGTGTCAGCTTCGGCTTTGACTTCAGGCTCAACTTTGACTTCAGGCTCAACTTTGACTTCAGGCTCAACTTTGACTTCAGGCTCAACTTTGA